GTGAAGCGGCCTTGGTAGCTGTGAGAGTGGCCGGGGTCGTTGACGCCGTGGTTGTGTGCTGGGATCTGGGCCAGAGTCAGCGTGGTGTTACCCACCGCACCCGCTGTGTTGGTACCGGACACCGTACCTGCTGGTGTACGAGAGGCGAACACCGAAGTGAAGGCCGTGGTGCCGCCGCTGCCTGCGGTACCGCTCACCACACGCAGAGCTTTGTCATTGTGGGTAGTGAGCTTTGTCCACCCGGTAGGCGCAGTTGTTTGGGCAAACAGCATCACCGTTCCCGATGGGAATGACGTAACAGCGTCCACGTACTGCTTGGTGGCGGAGTGCAGCGCTGCTGTGGGATCCTGAGCCAATACCAGGGCATTACCTGCCGCAACAGTGATCGCAGAGGCAGCCATGCGCAGCCGCTCGGCACCGCCTGCAGCAATACCTACAGTCCCTGCAGCTGGTAGGTACACACCATTAGCTGGGGCCGTAGCACTTGACGGCACTAAGGTGCCTCCGGTCACAGCGCCTGTTGTAGTAACCGCCTGTGCGCCAAAGTCAGGCGCTACTTTGGTGCCGGCGATGGCAGCTGAAGCGTTTATATCTGCGTTGACGATGGTGCCATCAAGCAGCATGGTGCTAGTCACCGTGCCGGTATCGCTGGTCGTAACCACACCACCAGATGCAGCAGATGTAGGTACTGCCCAGGCACTGCCATCCCATACTTTGAGTACGGGATTTGTGCCAGAAGTATCAAGCCATCCCTCGCCAAGACTGTTACCAGCAGAGCCGGCTGGAGTCGCGTTAGGAGCAGTCGCGCCAACATGCATTGGACCGACTTTGACGATGCCAGTTGCGGCATCTTCAAAAAACACGCCAGGTGTACTGGCATTTGTACAAAGACTCAGCTGACCATCAGCCAGCTGTGCAGCAGTGGGACGCTTGTCAGCAGTGGAGGAACGGATGTGCTGCAGAGCCATGGTGATCTACTGGTGGAAATGGACAGGACTAAGTGCTTAGTACGCACCGTCGTCTAGCTGCGAGGTCAGTGCGACCGTGCCACTCAAATCAGGCAAGGAGATAGTGCGGCTTGCCGTGGGATCAATCACGTACAAGCGAGTCTGGAACGCATCGGAAGTTGCCCCCTCAAACGTAACGCCATACGTGGCACCAAGTTGCAGCTCCCCAGTCATCACACCACCAGCCTTAGGTAGTGCGGCGTTCGCTAGGTCATAGGCACTCTTAACCGCAGTTGCGGTTGCAGCCAACACTGAACTCGTTGTTGCGGTGGAATCTGTCAGCTGGACGATGCCGTTTACCGTTGTTGAGGCGGAGCGCAAAGTCAGGGCTGGAGTGGTCGTTCCAGTCGCTACTGTCAGCGCGGCGGTGGCACTGGTAACGCTGGTGACCGTACCCAGATAGTCAGCGCCCCATTCCAGTCCAGTCGCCGTAGCACTATTGGCACGAAGAACCTGGCCGTTTGTGCCAACTCCAAGTTTGCTTAGAGCCGAAGCACCCGAAGCCGCTAGGAGATCTCCCTTTGTGTAACTGGTTTGGCCAGTACCTCCCCGTGCCGCAACCAAAGTGCCGCTAGTAATGTTGTCGGCATTGCGGCACTCCGACGACACTTCCTCAATAGCACCCTGAACGGTTGTACTACCAACAGAACCAGCTGGGGTAAAACCAATATTGGATGCCGTCTGCGAGGCATAGGTACTTGAAACATCAACTTCGTACCAAGCAGTGCCATTACTGAGTAGTAGGTCGGGAGGTGCCAATGTCACCGTTGGTGCTGGTGCAGTACCTGTACCCCCAGTAGCTACAACAAGGTAGTAGCTGTTATTGGCCGAGCTGGCACTATGTAGAGCTGAACCGACAGTAAGACCAATCGCCGTGCCCTCTGTCGTCACAGAGGCAACAAGATTAGTCGAAGCGTTATACGTGCCAGCGAAGATGATGGAACCCTGGCTAATACCAATGGGTTGCCAAACGTTTCCGTCCCAGAGGAAGAACGCTTTGTCTAGCGGGTTAAAGAAAATCTGGCCCGTATAATCAGCGACTGGCAAAGTTTCACCAATCTGCGCAGTGCTGTAGTTAGCCAGTTTATCGGCGGTAATCGCATTATCTGCGATGAGGTCTGTGGGGAAGGTTCCCGTCGTTATCTTGCTTGCACTTAAATCTGGAATATCAGTAGCTGTCAGTGCTACTGCTGAGGTAATGTGCCCCTGGTTGTCGTAAGTAATGCCACTTACCGTGGCGCCCGTGACAGCGTTACTGTGGTTAAGGGTGGAGCCGCTTACGGCGAGTCCAGTACCGGGGATTACACCGCCTTTGGTTGTAGTAGTCGCATCGGGAAGGTCGCTCCCTGTCAGTGTGCGGAAGGTAGGAGCAGCATCTGCCCCAGTAGTCGGCCCCGCCCAGACAGTATTGATAGGTTGGACATCTGCTGTGATCGTAAGATTTGCGCTGTAAGCATCTGGGTAACTAACAGCAATAGAAAGTGGCGTGGATTCGGTGACGCTAAGCGTACCGATACCAGCCTCTTGCACCCAGGCAGTACCTGTCCAACGATAAGTGATATTGGTTGTGGTGTTAAGCCAGCCTTGTCCAATAAAATCGCCTGTACCATTTGCGGCAACAGTGCTAACAATTACGGCAGAATTGTCTGCAATTTTGGCTGCTGTTACGGCATTTGCTTGAATTTTGGCGTTTGTTACTGAATCAGTTTGTAGCTTTGCGGCACTAATCGTGTTATCGGCGATAGTGGTCGCAAACGATCCTGTACCGGATCCTGTTACGTCGCCTGTAAGCGTAATTGTTTGGTCTCCCGTGTTTGTACCGCTACTGGTGCCAGAAAACGATGAGCCATCGACCCACGTACCACTGGCTACGGCCATACTGCCGAGACCCAAAGTGGTTCGTTGCGCTGCTGCATTTGCGTCGTCAAGCAGAGCGCGGCCGGCTGCGGTACACGCAATTTCCTCGATAACACCAGACCCAGCAGACTGGCGGCCCAGGATTACGTCAGAGGTTGCAGTGTTTTGCAGCTTGGCGTAGGTAACCGCATCGTCGGCAAGGTTTGACGTTGCGATTCCGCCTGTGCTGATGGAGGTTGAAGAGACCGCACCTGGACTGAGTTTTGCTGCCGTAATAGCAGCGTTAGCGACCTTCGCCGTGGTGATAGCGCTGTCTGCAAAGGCCGCAGTATTAAGCGGTGTAACTTTGTCGGTAGTTACCGCACCAGCACTTAGCTTTGCTGTAGTTACTGCGTTATCGGCAATACCAGCAGTCGGCAAGACAACTTGTTGGTAGGTTGCTCCGTCATAGACCTGTAGATTGTTGGTGTTTGTGTTGAAAAATCCACGTCCTTGGTGATTGCCAGTGACTGGAGCGGATGTGTCAAGAGCGACAGCGCTATTGCCGGCGAGTTTGGCCGCTGTAACAACCCCATCAGCTAGGGCAGTAGTTCCAAGCTTTGTAACGCTGTTCTGGTTCAGCTTGATCAGGTCAATGGCATTGGCGTCCAGAAGCTCGATGCCTGAATAGGCAAGGTCGCTTACCGTAATCTTTTTGGTTTCTGACGCCGAGATGTCCGTAATAGGCAGTACGTCCCCCGCTGCCACCGCGCCTACGGGTAGCGATGTCAGTTGACTGATACGCTGATCTGCCACGGGTACGTCCTACTGCACGGCTATAGCTGCCATCTTAGTCCCGCTCCTCTTGGATCAGGAAATCAACGGTCTGCTCCAGCTCAATACGGTCCGTATCGTCCTTGAGGATGTAGTCAGCCGGACGACCCAGCAGCAGTTGTATGTCGCCTGTGGTCACAAAGTCGATGGTGCAGTCGATGATGTCTCCAGCTCGGACCTGGACACCAGCACGCACCACCATTGCTTGCATCTGGTAAAAGACGCTTTCGACGTTCGGATCTACGTCTTGGTCTGTGAGGTACAAGGCCAAGTCAAAACCACTGCCGATATCAACACGTTGGATGAGCTGAAGAAGCAGTAGGGGGGATTCCTTGAACCCTGTTGTCTGGTAATTAAACGCGCAGTCAATACGCCCAGAACCGCTTAGCAGACCCGCTGAGTGCTGCTGGCGAAATTTGTCATCCAGCGCCGTGGTGTCAATAGCTGAGCGATCGGTGCTGAACTCGTAGCTACTAACACATCCCAGGATGTTGTAACTAGCGTCTCTAATGCGCAGGCTGACGGCGAGTGGATCCCCGCTAAACGCAGCCAGTTGCAGTTCACTGGCTCTGTTGTTATTTACTGCGTCTTGGAAATTGGTGAAAAACCTTATGCCGCCAGCCGCGTTGACGTGGACGTACGCAGATATAGATGTGTTTACTTGACCATTCAACCACGCGCTTGGACTAAAGCAGATCAACCCTCTTGGGTCGCTTGTAAAAAGGTCAATTCTGTCCCCAATAAGCAAATTGTCTAGGGCTGAATCAAAGCTGAGGCGGTTAAGCGTGGTGTTTACATCGTCTGGCGCGATGGTATCGGCGAGCAGGCCGATGGGATTTACACTGCCACGACGCAGCTTTACGTTGCCCTTTGTCCCTAGGAAAAACGTCATACAACGACATCCAAGAAATCGCCATCCATAGTGAATTGGATGGGCACCACACTCAGTTCACCCGTGCTGGCGGACACGCTGGCAGAGGTGATGTACGCGTAGAACTGGATATCATCGGCGCCGCTACCACCCACGTTGCATTGAAGAAGAACGCGATCCGTCGTCTCCACTGCCCCGATTTTCATAACACGGGATAGAAGATCAGTAAACTGCGTCTTTGTAATGCTTTCGCCCTCTTCAAGCCTGTAGTAAATAAGGGTAGCGCTGCCAGTCGCGGACTTAACACCAGGGGTGTACGTGTTGACTACGCTATCAATACTGTTTGTACTGAGTAGCTCTACGCTTGTCTCCAGGGACCAGTCACGGATTTTGGCCACTGGTTTACCCCCGTAAACCAAGGAGCCGGTACGGCCCGTATAGAACGCCATTACAGAACCCGCCTTTTGAGCCTTAGTTTAGCGAACACGGAACAGCGCATCCGAAAAATCAGCGATCCTGCTGCGAAGAACGCCCCCATCCTGCTCACAAGGGTATTCAGTGGCACGCACAGTAACCTCACCCTCTTCGTCCATCTGTACTTCTGTGACGCGGAACACTCGTTTACGTGTTGGGTTGGCGCCAAGCACGTAGAGATACCCGGCGTATGGCGCTAAAGCGGCCGAGGCATTCCCCGCAATAGACACGCCTGTGAGAGGTATCGTGCTGCTTCCACTGCGGTAAACCAACACGTTGTACACGCCATCTGCGACCTCTCCCCGCAGGGGGCTATTCAACGCCCCGCCGTCCATGATCAAGCCTGAGCTAATGCGGTCCCAGGTATTAAGACCTACGTCTATAAAGATGTAGGCACCTGGATAGATGGGTGATTCCGTTGGGAATGTTTTGAACTCCAGGGCACGCCGTACCAAACGGCGTTGGTTGCAAAGCAGTTTGGCGTAAAGAACAGCCTGCTCACGTTGAGAGACAAATTGACTTAGATCAAAAGTCTGGCGGATGGCGCTTGCTTCGACAGTGCTGCGCAGCATCACCTCCACACTGGCATTCCTAGTAAATACGTCTTCAACCTCAGCTTCGCGGTAGATCACGGTTGCGATCAGATCCTGTGACGCCTCGCCGTAGTCAATAAACTCCTCCTTGTAACTACCTTCCAAAATGTTGCCCTGATTAAACAAG